GCTGAAGATACAATCGTACCTTCTGTTACGTTGCCAGCACTATCTGTTATACGAATAGCTCTACCTGCATAGTATGTAGCTGTCAGGTCTGTGCTTGTAGCTGTAATAGTTATGGTATCAGAGTCTGATCGTGCTACTGTGTAAGTGCCATCACCATCACCAAACTCATAAAAGCCTTCACCGATTTGGTTATACATACTACGGATGTTAGCCATAGTCTCACGTGCTGCATTGTTTACATTAGAAGGAGCCATACCTTCAGAAAAATTTACAGTTTGCGTGTCAGTGTTGTTACCTGCGGTTGTGCTGTATTTACCTACGCCTGTTCCTGCCATGCGTTCTCCTAATCTTCTTTTAAATTAGTTGCTTTAGCTGCTTCGTTTGCTAATATTGCAAACACTGCATTGTATGCCTGTGACACATCCATATTTTTGTGTCCAACGATAAACTTTTTACCTCTATCTGATGTTAATATTTTACCAATACCTGCATTTATTAATAATGATTTAATTGCAGAACCTTTCAATTCTTTGGCTTGAGCAACAATAGATGCCGATTCTAAAGATGCACCTACATCTGCTGCGCTGTTTACAAAAGGTAAAACATTATTAATATCTTTTAACATTTTAACCTCAGATGGATCTAATACATTTAGAAGGCCTTGTCTTTCGTAATCTTTTAAAACATTTGAGTATCTAGCAGGGTCTACTACATTGATACCAGCAGAAGCTCCAGTTTGCGCTGTTGATGTTGAGTTTGCAAAAATATTATCAATTACACCTGCTCTAAATTTATTTAATGTATTCTTATCAAATTGTTTAACAGCGTTTTGCACTAATTGTCCTGCTTGTTTATTTGACAAAACTTGATCTATAAAAGGTTGTGCAAATTTAGCGTCAGATACTTGTGTTAAATTATTTTTTTGTATTTTGTATATGTTATTAACGGCCTGTAAAAAATTTTTAGACTTGCCCTCTAGTATTGCTTGTATTGATTGTTGACTAGTGTTTTTAATATATCCCAAATTGTTACTGTTGTCTAAAAATTCTGCTATAAAAGCATCTTGAACTCTGGCCCAATCTGCTCTTGTTTTAATACCTGCCTGACCGCCTGATCCAAGATACGGTTTACTTGTTTTGTAATAAAATGCTTTTTTAGCTTTGTTAATTAAAGTAGGACTATCTAGCTGAAATAATCGTTGCGCAATAATCTCTGGACTATCTTTACCTATAGAATTAAAAAACATTAACTCATCAAGTGTGTTAAATCTTTGCCTTGCTAATTTATTTGCATTTTGCCATGCGTTTAAAAACTTTTTATCTGTGCTTTGCACATTTTCTAATGTATTAACTATTGCTGATCTTAACGAAACTGCCTGAGCTTGTGCAAGTTTACTGTAATCACCTTCTCTAGCAATTGTTAAAGGGTAGGCTCTTTCTCTAAAAGCATTTAATATTTGAAAATTATAATTTGCGTCAGGTATCTCTAAGATTTCATTAACAACTTTTAAAAGTTCTGTTTCCAAAGGTTTAACATTTATGTCCTCACCTTTTGCATTTACAGCCTGAACTCCTTGTTTAAGTTTAGCTGCTACAGATTTAAGGTTATCTATATCATACACAATATCATCGCCTCCAAGTAACGATTTTGCAGCAGCGTAGGCTGATCCTACTTTTACCTGACTAGCGTTTTCATATTGGCCTATGGCCTTAAGTATTTCATTACCTGCTTTTTGTGTAGATACAAACTCTCCTCTTTGCATTAATTTTATTGCATCTCCAACAGCTTTATTTTCTATCTTTGCAACTTTAGTTACTAAATCGTCATAGTTAGTTGGGTTGATTTCTTTCATGTAAGCATTAATTTGTCTTCTTTGTGCAGCTACTGCATCACCAATAGAGCCTGTAGTACCCTCAACTTGACCTTGTAATTTTCTAATAAATGGACTTGTTACTAATTGTCCTACTGTAAGGTCGTTATATATGCCTATATCTTTCGCAGATTGTTGTCCTATTCTTGCTTCAGGGCTTACTTTTGCTAACCCTCCACCTTTAAAAGCATTTATTAGTCTTTGAACAAAGTGACCTACACCACCTCCACCAGCTTCAATCAATCCTGTTATTAAGGGTCTTTGCACATATGCCTCCATAGGCGTTTCTTTTTGTATTCCAAATACTTCTTGTATGGCCTGATTGGCTATTTCTGTGCCTGATCCTGACAAACCAAATAAAGCTAAAGTTTGAGCTATGTTAGTAGGATTTTTTGTAGCTAAAGCAATTGCTGTGGATGTAACAATTTCTGGAGACTCACTAATTGCTTCAACAATATCTGTCATAAATTCTTTTGGATCATTTAAACTTTGCAAAAATGGTTTATCCACAACTGAATATGAATCCTCACTTGTTTTTCTAAATGCAAGTTTCCCATTTATAGTCGTAAAATCTCCGTCTGGGTAAAGACTGTTAAATATAGAAGCCTTTTCCTCAACCGTATCTCCATAGCCAACAGCTACTCTATCTTTAAAACCTAATGGTGTAGTTAAAACATCGCCTGTTGCTGGATCTTGAACATAACCCTGACCCAATTGTGTATTCTTTTTATAATCTAAATAACCGTCAAAACTAGCCATTATTGAAATACTCCTGTTAATCCTTGAACTGTTCTATTCAGTTCTATTTTGTCTATAATTCTGTACGCTTGTTTTTCACTAAAACCTAATTTTACTAACTCATTAGCATAATTTGTGATAGATTTTTGTGACTCTTCTGTGTAATTGTTTATTTTGTCTTTGTCGAAAATTAAAGATGGTTTGTAATCAGCTTTGTTAGAATTTGCTAAAAAGGCGTTTCTATCAGCAGCGATGATTTCCATTTCTACTACTGATTTAATTGCACCTATAGCTTGTGAGAATGAAGTGAAAGTTCCTAATATGCCGATTGCTCTTTCAGCTATTTCTCTTTCTCTATCAGTATATCTACCAGACTCATCACCTGTAATAACTCTAAGGTTACGTGAAACAAACAACTCTGCTTGCGCTCTAAACTTAGCTTGATCTTCTGCGCTTTGATTTCCAAAAAATGCGTTAATTTTTTGTTCGTACTCTGGTAAATCAAATGCACCAAAGAAACCACCAATCTGTTTAGCTAAACTTCCTGAAACTCCAATTGCAGCAGGACCAAATCCTCTTAAATCTTGAAGTAAAGAGATGGATGCTCCTATATTGTTTTGACTAGCAACTACCTGTTCAGCAGCAGCTTCAACTATATCTTTTGGTATTTTACCTGTATATATGTTGGTTTTACCATTGTCGCTAAAGTTTTTTATGTTTTCAGGTTTAAATATTTCAGTTATAGGCAATGAGGTATCGACATTTGGATAAAATTCAATCTCATTTATTTTTTCTGGATCAAAACTAAAACCACCTTGTAGTTTATTTAATGCAGCTACATCTTCATTTGACAGTATATAAGTTTTAGAATCACCTTCTTGTATGTCTTTAAGTAATCGTAAACCATCATCACCATACGCCTGTAAAAAAATATCAGGATACATATTAGCAACAGCCTCTAAGTTTCCACCTTCTTCTACAAGTTTGTTGTTAAATTGCTGTTGAGCTAATTCTGCTATATCTTGTTCACCTGGTATAGCTATACGTGGTATTCCATTTTCTATTGCATACAAATCATCACCTACTTGTCTAAACTCTGTTTTTTGAGGTATCTCATATACAGGTGTAAGACTTTGGTCGTCTTTATTTACTTTAAAAACAGTGTCTCCAAATTGCTGAAAAGATATATCCGATTTTTCTGGCTGAAATGATTTTCTTATTTCTTCAGCTTGCAAAGCACCACCCATAATTGCCTGACCTATTGGCACTCCTTGAGCAATTTGTATTCCTATACTTGTTCTTGGATCAGATAAAAAATCCTGAAAATTTTCTGCAGGAGCTAAAAAACCACCAGGCTTTCTGGCCTCTCTATAACTTTCTACAGGGTTAGTTAAAAATCCTCGAATCCCTTGAAATTTTGTTGACATATAACTCCTTTAAATAAAACCTAAGCCGCCTAGGGCTGCGCCTATAGCTGTTCCATATCCGCCTAAAAATGATGCAGGTAAGGCAGAACCAGCTATCGCTCCACCAAATGCACCACCTAAACCTCCTGGGCTACTGTCTGGTGCGCTTGTTACAGAAACTGGTAAACCACTTGCTATTGGTGTAATCAAACCTGCATAATTTTGTAGTGCTGTAATTGGTGCTTGTTGACCAAACTGAAATCTTGCTATTTGATCTTGTAGTTCTCTACGTGCTTGTTCTTCAAACGCAGCACCAACACCACCTAAAGCTGTTATGCCTCCCATCCTTCTTTGATCTATTCTTTCTTGTAATGGAGATAACTGTTGAGCGGCTTGTAATTGTCTATCTCTTTCTTGTTGTTGTAAACTCGTAGCGATTGGTGCGTAGGCTTGTGTCACTCCACGTGCAACTGCTTGTTGTGCTGCTGGACTTGTGCCAGTTCTACCCATACCACCGAATTGTGTCTGAATATTACTCACAACATCAGATGTTATGCCTTGTCTTACCTGATCTAAAAACTGATTTGATGCAGTGCCACTAGCAAGATTACCTAAAGTTGTTGCAGCTTGACCTTGCAATGTTGAAGGTTGCATTTGTTCTAATGCTGCGGCCTGTTGTAACCTAAGAGCCTCTTGCGTTTGTTCTGCAAACGGTACTACTGTACTGCTTGGAAAAAACTGTCTTCCTACACCACTTCTGTAAATATTCTGTGCTTCGCCTAATATATCCCTTAAAAAGGGTTCCGCAGGTGCGTAAGGCTGAGTTGTTTGAACAGTGGTATCATTTCCGCCACTTGACATACTTATTCCTCCAATTTCTTTTCTAGTAAGTAATGGGTAATTTTATACCCTTTTTGTTTTAATAATTTAGACCATCCTGGTCTGGCATAAGTTTCAAAGTGCGTACACTTATTATCTTTAGCCCATTTCTCAACTTCGTGCAATCTATCCTGCCAAAGTTTTCTTTGTTTTCCAGTGCAAATAAATATGTTTGCAACTTTTGAGTTAGGCCTTACGATTATTTTAGTAACCACAACACCTTTTAGTTTTGGTTTTGTCTCCTCATCCCAAACTAACCACAACTGATTATCACCGTTTTTACAGGCATCTAATACATCTTGTGTGTTATAATGATGACCAGAGTAAGCTAATGCTTTTGTAATTGCATCATCTACTAAAGTCCAAACTGATTCTATGTTTTCTTGAGGTATTTGAACAACACCAATCATGTAACCTCTAAATAACTGCATACTACGTGAAGATCGTCAGCATTTTGTGCTTGTACTTTCAGTTCTTCATCTGTGTTCATTACCATCGGATGTGTCAGTAATTCTTCAGTTGTTTTTGCAGTTATGTTTTTTTCTTTAAACAAACTAAATACTGTGTTGCTTGTATTTAACAGTGTAACTGTTATATGACAAGCGTTACTCGTATCATCGTTTGATACTAAAATACTTTTTACAATACTCGTTGTAGCAGCAGGTACAGTGTATAAAACTGTATCACTGGTAGATGATAAATCTACTTTGCTGTTTTTATATGTGTGTGCCATTAATCTCTATGTTTCGTTAAATTTATCATTGCTCCTGCGTTATCTTCTAATCTTTTCCAAAACTCATCTAGTGCGTTTGGATGTTCGCAGTTAGCACATTTACAAACTTTGCAAACACCATTGTCACCGCAGTGACAATTATGATCACAGTTTATGCAAGAAACCATGCAACAACTTCTTGGTTTTCTGTGTTGTGATACGTAATAAGTTGATTTGCCAAATCTTCAACGATACGCTGAAAGTCTTCAGTGCTATCAATGTACTGATAAATATATTCTAGGTTTTGTTTACTAGCCATTATCTGCCAGGTCCTTCTCTACCTGGGGGTCCACTTGTTGTGCCGCCAGGTCCTGTAGGTCCACCTCTGTTTCCACCAGCTCCACCTCTTCTACCTCCAGTGCCTCCTAAAGTACTTGCGTCTCCGACTGTAGTATCACCAGCAAAACCACTTACTGCATCACTTGCTCTTTGGTTATCCTCTATACTTTTTGCATTTTCAAATTGACGTTGTTTATATTCCTGAACTTTTCTTCTATCATCTAATGTTTTTACAGTTCCTAAAACTCCAAAGACAGGATTAATAAGTCCTAACAAAGCATTTCTTGCAGTAGCACTTTCTAAATCTGATGTTATTTGACCAATACTACGATTGTCTGTCATTGGGCTTCTGTCTCTATTTTCTCCACCGCCACGCATTTGACTTGTTGTTGTGGTAGTAGTCATAGCTGGTAATGTCATTGGTGCTTGATAAAATTGGTTAAAAGCACCTGGATTATATGTTCCTAAATTACCAAAGTTAAATCCTGCACCTGGTGCAAGGCTAAAATTACCTGGTGTGTAAGTAGAACCGCTTAAATTAGGCATTAAAAATTGATTGCCCCTAACTATATTTCTAGCTACTCGCTCACCAAAAGGTGTAGTAACAAAATCAGATGCAAGTCGAGGTGTAAAATTGCCAACGCCTGCTATTTCGTTTGATAGTAAACCTGCTGTCTCTTGTAGTTGATCTAAAAAACTTTTTGTTGTGCTTGCTGGTGTTCTTGCAACTGATGTCATATTTGAAACTGGTTGCACTGTTTGCATCTGAGACGGATTTGCTGGACCGCCTGTAATCAAAGATCCTGGTGGAATAAAATCTGCTAATGCCATTATCTATATCCTTCTTTTGTAGCTTCTATATCAATACCTTGTGCATCATTCCATGTTGTGCCTGCTGGTATTTGCATATTAAATTTAAAATATCTTGCACTCTTATGAAACGGTATTGTTCCTGTGGCGTGCATTGTTGCAACTGGTGATGTTGTAGATTGTGAATCACCTACTCTGTTACGTGTAGTTAAAGATCCAGTAGCTGATGTTGTGTCCACAATAGGTCTAACGTGTGTTACCAGTGACCTGTGTTGCGGAAATATTTCTGTCTCTCCAGTGCCTATCTCACACTCAAGGTTTGATCCCTCAAATGTGCCAAACTTATGATCGGTGTCAAATACACCAAACGACCTCAACCCACCTACAAATATATCACTATCTAGTGGTACGTTGATAGCATCTAAATTATTAGATCCTGTTGATGGGTAGTTGTCTAACTCATCTACAGTAAAACCTGGAGATATGTAGTTAAATATAAACTCATGAGATAATTCTGTAATAGACCATCTTTGAGTTTCATAGTTGTAAATAATAATTTTATCTGTCACACCACTCGCAGTAGATGGATATGACCAACAAACTAATTTATTTGCGTAATCTACAGCAGCTTTTACTCTTTCTCTGTGTGCAAATCTAAGATCAGATTTAAAAAATCTATCTACTTTACCATTACCAATTGGTTTTGATGAGTTGCCATCTGTAACTCTGAAACCATCTTCTGACAAGAAATATACAAGGTTACCAACTTTAATAACTGTCTTGCCTTGTACAGCTCCTATGTTATCTTCAATACGTCTAAAAGAAAATATAACATTACCACCTCTGTAATCCATTCTGGTAATTCTGTTTTCCTGGAATATCAAACCAAACTGTCCACCTGTAACGCCAGTAACTACACCGCCCTCTGGCAATGTTTCTGAGTCAGCTTGATTGACACCCTCTGTCCAAGATGTTGCGCTGTTGAATGATGACCATTGCACTTTATTTTGTGCTGTTGGTTGAAATCCAGTAACTACAAAGTTGTTTACAACTGCTGCGTGTCTGAATGTAGGCGGTGAGCCTGCAAGTGCAGCAAAGTCTGTAGAGGTATCAAGTGACCATGCTTGAGGTGCGTCTACACCATTAAAAGCTATCACGCTTTCACCAAACTTTACGAAATCCCAATATCCATTTTCAGCAGTGTTAAATGTTGTGCCACCACTTTCATCAACTACAGAGTTTGCAAGTATTCTATAAAGTTTACTAGAGTCACCTGCAAAGATACTGACATTACCAGTATCAGATGTAAAAGATGCAGCCCCCTGCGCCCTGTTATCCAAAGCGTTAGCTGTAGCCTGTGTAATGCTTTTAAATGGTCTGTAACTATTTACAGCAGGATATACGTTCTTGGCTTGCGTTGCACCAGGATTTAAATGATCTGGTAAATCAGGCAGCCACTCTCCAAAAGGTACTTGCATTATTTTACGTTATCAAAATTGTTTATGTTAATTCCAGACCTTTGTACTAAAGGTGTTCCGTTGTATTTATCTTTTTCGTCTGCTTCTTCTACTTGTTTTAACGCAGCTTCGTATTGTGCTTTAAACTGTGCAACAGTTGCTTGGTCCATACCTCTAATAAATGTAGATGCAAAGTATAATGCACCATACAGATAAACATCTGGATGGTTTGTCAAAATA